CCTGAATGCCTTGTGATCCAGTTGTTCCCTGAAGACCAGTTGCACCCTGTGGACCTTTGATCAGACCAACATCCGACCAAGTAGTTGCTCCGAATGTCCAGAGACGACCAGTGTCATCTGCGATAACACCATTACCTGCAACAGGTGGATACCAAACGTAACCAGTATCATCTGCGGTCAACATTGTAGCACCAACACCTTGTGTATTGGATGGAATGTTACCGACAATGGTTACCGAGGTTCCGTCTTCACCTTCAGTGCCCTGTACGCCCTGAGGACCCTGTAGTCCCTGTACGCCTTGAACACCCTGAACACCTTGGGTGCCCTGGATACCTTGGGTTCCTTGCGCTGCCTGGGTGCCTTGGAGACCTTGTACGCCCTGGGTGCCTTGGAATCCGTATGGTCCCTGAGTACCTTGAGATGCTTGTGTGCCCTGTAGGCCTTGAACGCCTTGGAATCCGTATGGACCCTGGGTTCCATCCGTACCTTGAGAACCAGTTACAAGTTCTCCATTTGACCAGAACTGGGATGCAGTAATAATACCAGTGGTATTAACGTAGGAATCAGTTGTGAGTGTCTTTGCTACATCTGCTAGGGAGGATACACCTGCGAGAGGAGTGTAGTATGCGAGTCTTGCTGCATCTACGATAGTTGTGATTCCTGTAACTGTTGCGATACCACCTGCAACTGTTACACCAAGATTTTCATTAAAGTCGATCTTGGAGAATTCACCGAGGATTACGTTATCATTTCTTAATTCGATACTTCCGATGCCAGCTGCGACTGTTCCACCGCCACTGACTACTGAGGTTGTTAGGGAAATAAGGACACGACCTGCGCCATCAGGATCACCTAATGTGAGTCCGTTACCGAAGTTGAGTTCTTTTGCAACACCTTTTCTAACCGAGTCGTCCAGAATCTCAACACCTGCATTGGTTGCAACTACATTTTCGAGTTGACTACCATCACCGAAGAATTGTGTTGCGGTAATGACACCTGTTGCGGTGATGTTCCTGACTTCGAGGTGTTCTGCGGTTGCGACTCCAGCAACGACTGCACCTGTTGTGTTGATAATCGGATTCCCAGTCAGGTTCTCTGCGACTGTTGAAATACCCGCACTATCTACATAACTTTCTAGATCATCTCCATCCCCAAAGGTATCGTAGAGTTCTTGAAAGTTACTATTAATTTTACCCATTGCAGAACGCAATGAATCACCAGTACCATCATTAGCGCTACTGCCTGTATTGATACCCAGTCTAGACATTAAAATTTCCTCAGTGTATCCCTATTTTTATATTTATCGTTTCCCAGAATCGGTTATTTATTATATCAGATGTTGGCAATAATAAATAACAGCATAAAAGTACTTTTTGCCACCGATGGATAAGTTCGACATCATTAAATCCTATTTGCTAGACGAGGGTTTCGCGGAAACAGAAGAAGCTGCCATCGGTATGATGGTATCTATGAGTGAGTCATGGAAAGAAGAAATTCTTGAAGGTTATAAGGGCAAGCATGGTCAGTCTGACAAAGAATATGCAGATTCCCGTTCCCAAGGTGGTAAGATGGTTTCTGGTGACTCCAAGATGAGTGGTGCTGAATACACCCATGGTCGTAGAGTCAAGGCAGCAAACCCTGGTATGCAACCTGATGTAGGTGGTAAGACCAAGCCCAAGTCTCAGGGTAAGATGGACAGAGGCACCCGTGCTGATCTTGAGTATCGTAAGGCAAATCTGAAGAAAGAAGAACTTGAGTTAGACGAGAATCGTCGCGCAGCTCGTTCTGCTGGTGGTTATAAGGACGACTCCAAGAAACAGACTGATCCTTCTAAGGATGGATTCACTGGAATCTCTGGTAGCATTGCAGATATCATGCGTCAGAACAAAGAGATTGAAGCAAAAAATAAGAAGATGAAGAAGGAAGAAGTCGAAGTAGAAGAAGGATATAAGGAGATTGATCAAGACAAGAAGAACAGAATGTTCCGTCGTGCTGGTAACCTTTCCCGTGATGCAATCAGTACTCCCATTCCTCCAGAGAAGCGCCAGGAAGCACACAAAAAGTCTGGTAAGATTGTCAAACAACTGAACAAGTTGAACCAAGAAGAAGTAGTTCTTGAGAAGAAGAAAGACGACACATATCTTGAAACGGATATGAAGAAACGTCAGGCAAATAACGAGAAGGCTCGTAAGGACATGGAGAAGATGGGTACTAAGATGAAGAACCCACACTTTGAAGAAGTACAACAAGTTGATGAAGCACTACCTCTATTAGCAGCAGTTCCTGCACTACTTGCAAAAGGTGCTGCAGTTGCTGGTAAAGTCGGTGCAGTTGCGGCAAAAGGTGCAGCAATGGCTGGTAAAGCAGGTGCTACTGCTGCAAAGGCAGGTGCAAAGGTAGGTGCTACTGCTGCAAAAACAGGTGCCAAGGGTTCAGGTTTGGGTATGAAGGGTAAACTCAAACTCAAGATGAAGGACATGGCAAAAGATGCCCTTAAGCAAAAGGCTCAAGACATGGCATCTGACGCTAAGGATACAGTTATGAACGCACCTCAAAGTATAGCTGATAACAATCCCCTCAATTCTCTAAAGAATTCTCACGAACCACAAGGTGAACAGATCCATGAGATCTCCGCAGAAACTGCACTTGCGGCTTCTAAGGGAAGAGACAAACAGGCAATGATGCTCAGAGGTCCAGAGAACACTGAGAAGAGAGCCGAACTGAGAGCAAAGGCATCTCAGAACTATGACAGATCAGTTAAGAAGCGTAAGGCAGGTTACGTCAAGAACACTGCAACACCACAAGGTCCTGTTAGAAAACTGACTGCTGAAGGTATCAGTGACATCGCTTCTCTTCGTGCAGAGATGTTAAAAGAGGAAAAAGAGTGAAGACGTTCAAACACTTCTCTGAAGGAACCAAGGAAGAGAACAAACAAAAAAGTTTGTTCGCGAGATATAAAGATCTCCAAAATCCTAAAGATCCAAAAACTACAGAAAAACTTCTTAAAAAAGGATCCGCTTGACGGGTCCTCTTTTTTTGACTAAAATTACTCTGTGGAGTTTCAGAAATAAATATAGCTACTTTTAGAGAGCTATATGATAGATTATGAGAACCCTTGGATCTACAAGGGTCGTGCATTTTTATCAGAAGATATTGGAAATAACTACGGATTCGTATATAAGATTACGAATATCTTGAATGGTAGAGAGTATATTGGAAGAAAGTATTTCGTTCAGAAAAGAAAACCAAAAGGTGGTAAACGCCGAGTCACTTCTGAGTCTGATTGGAAGAAGTATTATGGGTCTTGCCCTGAGTTAAAAGACGACATTAAGAAGTTCGGAAAACAGAACTTTACCCGTGAAATTCTCAGTATACATAGTACACTAGGAAAAGTGAATTACGAGGAAACCCGTCAGTTGTTCGTTCAGGGAGTCCTAACCGAATCGCTTGACAACGGGGTTCCGAGGTTCTACAATTCTAATGTTCTCGGCCGTTACTACAGGAAGGACTACTTTCATGGAACAAGATCTGATGAATGAGACAGACTATCTCAAGGACCAAATCATTGATCGCATCCATGACCTAGTGGCTATGGGTGACTATCTGAATGCGACTGCTGTTTATGAGGAGTTCAAAGAAAACTTCCAAGAACAATAGTCATATATACTCATAACTACTTCAAGAAGAATGAAACTTCGTAACCTAATCAAAGTTGTTGAAAAAGTTATTGCACCAGAGCCTCTTGAAGAAATCAAAGAGGAAGATATTGAATGTGCGATTGATGAACAAGTAGTTCCCTGTGAAGAGTTGCAGGAACCAGAACCTCCTTATATTGGAATTCCTGCTCCTGCTTATCTTGTGGATGATCCTTGGTTTGGATCTGCACCCATTCTGACTGAAAAACAGATGGATTATATGCAGATTGAAACTGAAATCAAGATGCAAGAAGAGAAGGAACGTGAAGAATCTGGTAGTGAACCAGAGAATATTCACCAACTCATGTATGAAATGGCTACAAAAAATGCTCCAACTACTATTCAGTTGAATCCGATTGGTGGTTCGGAAATCTTCCAAGTAGGATCAGAAAATGTCCACCGATGATTGGCGTTATAGTGATGAACGTATGGATGTCCGAACTCAAGGATTGAATATCCTTCTTAAGAAGTTTGGATATGAACTATGTTCAGATGGGTCGCCAAGGTATTCCAATCAAAGCATTTACGAATGCGTCCATGATTGGGTTTCCCAGGGTAATGTTAGAACTGATGGTATCGTTGCATATTACAAGGCATATTACGCTAACTAATTTATTTCAATGATCAAACGAACTTTAACTGCACTCGCACTAGTTTTTGGTAGTGTTGCATGTGCAGGTGATGGTGACGACATGATGCTTAAAGCGGAGGGAACTCCGTTGGAAGTAGTTCCTCATGTCCAAGCATCTTGGAAGTGCGAAGATTGCACTCCTGAAGAACAATATGTTCTCGAACAACTTCAAGAAAATACCCGAATTACTGATCGCAATGCTCTTGCAACGATCATGGGTAACATCAAACAGGAATCCAAGTTCATTCCTGACATCTGTGAAGGTGGTGCTCGCGTAACCTATGACAACTGCCATATTGGTGGTTATGGTCTGATTCAATGGACTTCGATTAATCGTTATGATAATCTTGGTAGGTTCTGTCAGAAGTATGGATGTGATCCCAGTACACTTGAAGGTCAGACTCGTTATATGATTAATGAGTCGGTGTTCCAACGTTATCTTCCAGAGTTTGAGGGAAGTGGTAAATCCATTCATCAGTATATGGTTCCTGCATATTACTGGTTGGGTTGGGGTATCAAAGGTAATCGCGAAATCTACGCATACGTTTATGCCAACAAACTCAAGTTTGGGTGATTATACACCAGGGGGTCTTGACGTGACCCCCACCAATATACTAAGATTGATTAGTGAATTGGAAGGTTCTTACCAACTCCTCAAGTATATGGGGTTTTCTGAAGATCAAAAGACCATTGACAAACTCAAAAGTAAGTACTATACTATGTACTTCAAGGAAAAGAAAAAGGTCGAGGGTCATTAGTTAAGTGGATATAACCTCCGCCTTCTAAGCGGATGTCCCAGGTTCGAGTCCTGGATGACCTGCCTAATCCTCTTTAGCTCAGCGGTAGAGCGAACGACTGTTAATCGTTTGGTCCCTGGTTCGATCCCAGGAAGGGGAGTGAGGAACTTGAGACGTTCCCGACCAAGGTGCTCATCGGTTCGGATATACCGAAACCCTGTAGGTGAGGATAAACCCCCTTGGTATATTCACAACGGAAATTGTGTCTTACTCCATTGCAAACTGTCAGTATGTTGGGTTGAGTGCCCCACAGCAAGCATACGGATAAGTGTAGTGTCCTGTCGATGTGGCGGAATTGGTAGACGCGCTGGTTTTAGGTACCAGTTCTTTCGAGAGTGAAGGTTCAAGTCCTTTCATCGACACTTGACAATCATATTTTTCTCTGGTATGGTTGTCTTATGCGGGTTTAGTTCAGTGGTAGAACGTCAGCCTTCCAAGCTGAATGTCATCGGTTCAAATCCGATAATCCGCTCCAGCTTGAATAGCTCAGCGGTAGAGCATCTCCTTTACACGGAGGCGGTCGGGGGTTCGATCCCCTCTTCAAGCATATATAAAGTCCAAACAAAAAGAAGATTCATTAATGTGGAGAATCTGGTGTTATGCACTCGGACAAAAAGAAGGCAGATCCAAACGAGATGCGGACAATATTGCTATCATACGTACTATTATACTCCTTTCTTATTTGGTTACTAATTTTTTTATTACTGCAGGAGTAATCAGGCACTGGAATGCAAACACTAATGATTCATCTGATCGCATTTTGGAACGTAGTTGTGATGAACTGCATTCAACCCGTTAATTGGAAATATTGTTATCGAGTTGATGAATGGTTGATACCAGAAGTGGTTGAAGGATATAAACTCTGGAGAGGAGAAACACACATTTATCAAAATGAAAAGGATTATTTGAATGGACAAAATCCCATACCTCAGGAAAGATAATTTTTATACGAACTCAGAACTCTCTCTGATTATGAGGGAACTGAACTATCTTACTTCGCATAATATTATTCTAAGTGATGATGCGGAAGAATCTGGTGCTTTCAGTGCAGATATGACAAGTAAGAAAGCAATGTGGTTTAATGAAGTTTATAAACAACAAAGATTTTCTCCTACATGGAGATTGTCAGATAAAGTCTTACAGGGACCTACCCATGAGTTCTTTGAATTAAGTCCAATGAATAGAAATATTCTGGACACGAATGAGTATAGTCTCTTATTGTCTTACTATGAAAATGATGGATTTTATAAAAGACATTGTGATTCTTGTCATTACACTGGATTGATTTGGTTCTGCAATCAACCACAAAAATTTACTGGAGGCGACTTAAAATTTCATGATTCTAATGAAATTGTTAAGTTTGACAACAACACATTAATTTTATTTCCTAGTTGGGCTGATCACGAAGTAATCCCCGTAAAACTAGATGCCCAGTATGAAAATAAACAGATGGGGAGATATTGTTTAT